CGCCATCTAGTTGGTTGCTTGTTGTCTCCCGCAGCCCTGCGTCCAGGCCCGGATACTTCGACGGGCTTGTCGCCGAACGGGCGCGAATGAGCTGGCTCGGCAGGCGTCGTCACCGAGACGTTCCCGCCCTTATCTTGTTCGAACGAGAAAGGCTCATCGCTCTCGAACATGCGCTGCTGCACATCGAACGGAAGCTTCGTGAAGGCCTGCAGCATGCGGTCGCCAGTCATTTGTGCCGTGTGTGCCCAAGACTTCGCCGCCGCTTCGCTCCACTTCTTGCCCTGCGAGCGTAGGTTATTCACGAAGGCCGCGAACTCCTTGAAGCCGGGGGTCATCGCAGCCGTGTCGCCTTCGACTTTGGCCGCGGGTTTGTCACCCGGGATCGCAGGCACGTTACCGTTGCTCGTGAGCGGATCGTTCGGCTCTTTGGCTGTTTGTTCCTTGAGCTCGACATCGCTCTTTTGCACGTCGGCCGGTGCGAGCACTTGATGCCCATACTCGTCGATCTGATGCAGGTTTTCGATGCCCGTCTGATGGATGCGCTCCCAAGTCGGATCGATCTTGCCGTCTTTCGTATGCACGACGGGCTCGGTCAAGATCGGAGGGGCTTGGCCGGTCCATGTGATATCGCGACCGTTCTTGTCCTTTGGCCGCGCGTCTTCGCCCTCGAAGCGCACGCCCTGATCACGCAGCCATTGCTTGCCGTTTTGTTTCAGCACTTCGTAGAGCGCGTCGTAGCCCTTGGTGCCTTGCAGCCAAGCCATGAAGTCGCCTGGCTCAAGAATGCGCGAACGCATCAACTCCTGCTCCCACTCTTGAGGCACGCCGAAGTGATTCTTTTCGCGCACGATGTCGCGGAGCTCGTCGGCCCACTGCTTGCCGCGCAGCATGAGCGCCTGCGCCTCTTCGTAGCCGAGATACTTACCGAGAGTCTTGATGACTATCCCGCCGCCACCGACGAGCGGATTCATCTCTTGCAGCTTCTGTTGGATCTTCTTCAGCTCACCAATACCGCGCAGCAACGTGTTAGTCTGACTAATATGTGTCTTGACAGCTTCATAGTTCTCGGACTTAGACGGCGGCACGCCGTTTTCCCAAAACATGTTTGACGGCAGGTAGTAGTCGCGACGGCGATCAGCCATCTTCTTCTGATCGTCTACCCACTTTTCATATTCCTTTGTGCTAGTCGCATGGGTATCGTGAAATGCCTTCCACTCGTTGTCGTAGCGCGCCTGATCTCGCTGTGCTTTGATCCTGACCATCTCGCCGAGCTGCGGTCGCATCATCTTTAGGTCGGCATACGATGCATGCGGCACTTCGTTTTCCGTGAGCCAGCCTGCCGACTCGGTGATGATGTCGCGCCGCAGCTTCTCGGCCTTCGGGCTCTCGGGGTCGGCGTCGATTCGCGCCTGTTCGTTAGCAACAGCATCTTTGTGCTCGAGGCGGTCACTTGTAATCTTGCCTTGGTCGACCTCGAGTGCACCTCTGAGCGCTGCCATGCGCGAGGCTTCACTACCGCTGCCCTTGCCGCCCTTAGTCGCCGTGGCGCGGTTCTTTTCGATCTCCGACTCAGTCTTAGCTGTCTTGAGCAGGTCTTCATAGCGGTCGCGCTTGCGGCCGAAAAGTGTGTCAGCGAGCATGCCCGCGCCTTCACCGAGCGCTACGCGGTTCGCATCTTTCATGCGCAATGCCAGCGGCCGAGACTTCTCGTTCATGGCGACTCGCGAGCCGGCAGTCGACATGTTCGCGATCATGCCGGCAATGCCCTTGCCAAGCTTGTTCTCGCTCGGCGGTTCCCACGTCTTTTCGTCGAGCAAATAGTGCGAGTTCTTCGAGCCAGGCACCTTGGCGCCGCGGAGTTTGGCAGCTTGGTACCAAGCCGGCAGCCCAGTGCGCGAGGTACCCGTGAGCGGGTCAACCGCGTCGGTTTTGACGTCGTTGCCCATGCCGAAGTCATAGAGTTCGTTCGCGCCCTTTTTCCGCTGGTCTTCGCTCAGCAAGTCGTGCGTGAAATCGTGCGTGAAATCTTTCGCTGCCTCGGCGCCGGTAAGAGGCGCCTGGGCCATGCCCGTGTTCGGGTTCACAGCCTCGTCGTTGATGACCGTCTCGCCTGTTGCCTCTTCCTTCTTGGTCGCGGGAGTCGAACCGGCGGGCAACGCACCAGCAACAGCTTCAGGGATCACCGCGCGGATGTCCTGGCCGTTAGGCACGACTGCGCCGCCGCCTTGTGCGGCCTCTGGGTCTTCTAGGTCGTAGTAAAGACTCATCCGAGGAACCCTGTGTCCTTTGCCTTCGACTCGAGGGTCGAGGCCTCTGTTCCGAGCTCTTTGCTCAGGTCGGTCGCCGCGCCGCTCTGCAGCGTCTGGCCGGCGGTGTTCGTGCCCATCGTACCAGTAGCCAAGCCGGACTTGATGTCGTTGGCCGAGGTGAAGTCGCCGCGCTCGCGGCCCGTCTCGCCCAGCTGCGCGTTAGCCACACCAGTCGCCCTGGTGCGCTGCTCGGTGTTGCCAGCGTTCACGGCGCCGATCTGCTGCTGGCCCTTGAAGTTATTATATTGCTGATGCAACTGGTTGTTGAACTGGTCCATCGCGTTGGCCAGCGAGCCCTCTTGCAGGTCTTGTGCGCCCATCGCTTGCCCAGCCGCTGTGTACTGACCCAATGCCTGCATCGCCCGCGCTTGCGCGCCTGCGTTCGCCTGCATGTTCTCGAGCGAGCGCTGCTGGCCCGTGCCCTGCTGACTCATTGCGTTGCCGAGGAGCTCTGCGCCTGAGCCGTACGCGCCTCGAGCCTTGAGGCCCTGGTTCAGCGCTTCGCGGTTGCCGCGCTCGTTCTGTTCCTGCTGCCTACGCGCCATCTCGCGCATGAGACGCTCTTGCGCCGTCTCCTTCGTGTCGGTGAGCGCGCCGAGCTGCCCGAGCGCCGAGCTCTGCGCGTTCTTTGCCTCGCCCGAGCGAAACGCGTGGTTCTGCGCATCGCCGACGTAAGACATGAAATTCGGGTCTTTGAACAGGTCGGCAGGGTTCTGCCAATTGCCCATCGCGTCGACGTACTGGTTAGTCGTCGCTTGGTCTCGGCCTTCGACGCCCGAGTAAAACGGGTCGATCTTGCCCTTGACGCCGTTGACGTAGTCGGCCCAAACATCCTTGTTCTCGCCGGCTACATCGTTCGCGTTCTGGTAGTTTTCCCACGCGAGATCCGACTGCGTGCCTTGCAGCTGCCGAACGGCGTTGTCGATCTGCTTGTTGTAGGCCTTCGCGCCGGGGTTGAAAATGAGGTTGCCGCCCCAGTCGATACTCTTATAGATATCTGAGGCTTGGTCCTCCTTCGGCTGAACGATTTGCTGTCGCTGAACTGTCATCCTATGACCTTATAAACCAGTGAGTATCTTACGCCTTCGACGAGGCCTGCTTGGTCAATTACAATGACCTGATTGTTCGACTGCCACTTCCACGTCGTCGCGCCGAAGTGTACCGGCGTTTCCGGTTCATTGATGACTACCGCCCGCCCTAGCTCGATGATCTTGGGCTGCTCGATGCGCAGCTTCGCATTGCGCAGCGGCACGAAGAACTTGTATGGCGGCTTCCATACAACCGTGTCCTCATAGATGATCAAGTCTACCACACTTAGGAGACACGACTGCACGCCCGTGAGAAATCTGTTGAGAGCCGGGTCCGCAATGCCAACGGGGATGTTGGGAGTGTTCCTCATGCGCGTTTCAACGTGTCCGAAGCGATGCGATATCGGGCCGTGAAGCCGTAGAGCTGGAACTGCGTGTATGTGCTCGTTGTGAAGCCCATATTCTCGAGAGACGGCTTGAGCGAGTATTGCCGCGGCACCCAGAAGTGCGTCGCCGGGAAGAGCAGCATGTAGTTTGTCTCTGGATAATAGACAAACCGAAACTCGCCGTTCCAGAGCGTGAAGATGCCGCCATTCAGCGTCATGAAGAACGATATGTCCATCCATTGTTTCAAGTCGCCCATGTCCTCGGAGACGAGCGGGTTGAACTTGATGGTGCTTTGCATCGTGACTGGGTTGTTGTTGTAGTTCGCGTCAGCTTCTGTGTAGAAGTCATTCTTGACGTTGATCGTCCAGGTCGTCGTACCCTTCACATAGGCGAGGCGATGATTACGTTCGTAATACGCGATGCCTTTGTACAGATTCGTCTGCCGAGTGAAAGACTTCGTGTCTTCGTTGAAGAGGTACGAGTCGATCAGGCTCACTGTGCCGAAGCCCGCATTCGTGAGCGACCACCACACCTCGTTGAAGTGCTGGTCGGCGGTCATCGTCGGCCCGAAGACGTAAGGCAGCTGGTTGCGCACGCCAGAACCGGTCTGAATGGCGCGCATCTGCGAGATCTGGTCGCGCAGCACCGTGCTCAGGGCGTCTTCGCTGATGAGCTGCGCGCCCGTGTCGGTGATGATGGCGAGGCCGTCTTGAAGCATCGCGTAGATCTTGTTGTTGAGCGAGCACACAAGGTCTGGGTGGATGAGCTGCGCAGTCGGCTCAATCTGGTCGATGGTCCATGTCGTGCCGTCACCCGTGAGCCGCCAGAGCCCATCGGTGCAAAAGAAGAAAATGGCCGAGACGGTCGACCACATCTTCAGGATCACGCCTGCGCCGATGACTTGGAAGTTGCCGAGCGGCACGTGTTCGGGCTCAGACGTCTTCGAGAGATAGACGAGGTTGCGCCGGAGCTCGTAGGTGCCTTCGACCCAGTCACTACCGCCGATCGGCAAACCCTGCGGCGCGTAGTTCTGGTGGTTCGTCATCTGCAGCTGCAGCCGCGTCACACGCTTGTGCGCAGGAGTCGTGTAAACGATCTCGAATGCGTAGCCCTCTTGAGCTGGGTACGAATTGATTACATGCCCAAAGAGCGTGCGGAAGCGAAGACCGGCGGGCCACTTCGAGAGCGGAAATCCACCGCCAACGGGGTTCCATGCCGTTGCCGACCCAACGGGGTCGGTCGGGTCTAGGTGCGTGAGCAGAGACGTTGTGCCGTCGGCATAATACAGCTGTATGTCGATGCAGTCGGCGACAATCATGTCGTGAGCAGACGAAGCACCGGTCGGATTCACGCTGACCGTGAAAGTCTGCGCGCCCGTGTTGATGCTCGTGATGCGTACGAGTGAGCCGACTGGCCAGATAGGGTCTGCACACGTGATGACCTGGCCGACTGCCAGCCCGACCATGTCGCTCGGGTCGAACGTGATCGAAATCGTGTTCGTGCCGGCGTTCACGAGAGCGTTGGTCAGCACGCGATGGCCGATGCCATAACGCACCTCGCGGTCGGTCAGCAGGTCACCGAACGCTCCGAGCATGGCAAAGCTCTTGCCCGGCAGATGCGCGCGATTTGCATAAAAGACCGTGTCTTTGAACACGCAAATGTCGGCCGAAGTCGGCGGACAGAAGTTTGCGTTTTGCTCGCCCTGCTGGCCCGAATTTGTGTAGCAGGGATCGCCGCCGTTGCGACCGTCTTCGGTGATGGCGTCGGTCCAAGGGAACGAAAACGGAAACGATGAGGCGGTCGGCTTCGGGATAGCCAGCTTGGCTACCAGCCGATAGTCGTCGGTCAGATAGGTTGGGTCGCGCACCTCGTCTTGCGGGCAGCGGTAGACCTCGAAGAAATACTTGTACGCGCCCCCAGAAGCTAGCGGTAGCGCATCGAGATTACTCAGCGCTGGCGAGACGATTACGCAGGCGTTGTCGCCATAGGTCTCCTGCTTGATCGAGAAGACCTGCGACGGTGGCCCTATGACATTGTAAGCCTTGGGCGAGGGCGAGAAGAGCCCTGACGGGTCGTCTCCCAGCGTGGGAGCCTCCATCACAAGCACGGCGCGGTAGCTGACCGTGTTGCCTGGAACAAACCAGTTGTTCTGCTCGAGCGTACCCGCTGTGCTCGCAGGCACCTGCGTCAGCGAGAGCTGCAGCATCGGCGGGTAGAGCCCCGCATAGCGCTCGAAGTTTGCGATGACTCCCCACTTCTCGGTCACTAGCGTGCGAAAAGTGTTATAGGCGTCGTGCGTCATGCCAGGGATGAACCCGGGATCTCGGTAGATTGCGCCAAGCGACCCGCCCGTTACATAGTCCCAAGCGACCTCGAGCTGCGTCGTGGCAGTCGATGCTGTCGGCGTCGAGTTCTTGTTGTCGAACACGAACGTGTTGATCATGCCCAGCTGCGTCTCTGGGTCAGTCGACACCCAGATAGGCGCTTGTGCCGCTTGCGCTTGAACTACAGCAAACCGGCCTCCAAAGAGCTGATCATTGAACGCCTTGATTGGCTTATATGTGCTGAGCGTGTCGAAAGATAGAAGCTGTCTATCTTCCGTCATGCTCTCGAGCATGCCAGGCCGTCTCGCCAGCACATTCTTCGCCTCGGCACACGAGCCAGCCGGCAGCGCATATGGGTCGGGGTTAGTTGCGAGCCCCGAGACCTTGACCTGCGTGGTCTTGAGCTTGGCCACGGCTTACCACCGCCCCCAGCCCCACGCCTGTCGCCTGCGCAAGTAGCTGTTGCGAGTTTTGAATGTGTACGGCTGCGCCTTGATGCGCGGCGTCATGACGTCGATGGCGCGGCTGATCGCGGCTTCAGCCTTCTTCGCGCAGCCAGCAGCCTTCTCTAGGTCGCCGCGCTCGGTGAGGATCACGGCGGAGACCCATGCGACAAGCGCCGAGTGCAGCTCCTGCGGCAGCGGGATCGTAACGGCCGTGTCGGCCAAGATGACGTAGGCAGCGCGCACGCTGTCCTCATCTTGCGTCGTCATGACCGTGCCCGCGGCGTCGTATTGGCCGGGGAAGTCGACGCGGAAGAACAAAGTGTCAGGAGCGAAGAAAGTGTAACAGAAAATGTTAGGTATCGAGACTTCGGCGCAGCCCGTCGACTGCACAATGTCGAAGGCATGGCCAACGGCATTGGTGAAGTCGAAGTCGAGGTTGTTCATCACGACTTGGAACAGCTGGCCGCCCATGCCGTCATCAGTCAGCTCACAATGCTTGATGATGCCTACGTTCGTAGTAGTTCCCGACTCATCGCTGGTCTCTTGCGGCAGCACCAGGTCGCTGGGCCGCAAGTAGCCGCGTATGCGCAGCCAGCGGTCAGCCTGGGGAGTCGGGAACAGAACGATGGTATCGCCGCGGATCTCGAAGTGATTCGGCTCGTAGAGGCTCGGAGTCGAATACATCGTCGTCTGCGAAGTGGTAGCAATCTGGAGCTGCCGCCAAAGGCCGGAGCCGTCTGCCTTCTCGATCTCCACGAGCTCGAGCCCTTGCACGCTCGAGCGGTAAGGAATGCGATATTGCGCGCGCCCCGCCGTCGTATAGATCTTGTACTCTTTGAGCCAGTAGCCTTGGCGAATGTTCGCGATGACCTGAGTGAAACGCTCACGAAGCGCAAGCGTTCCCTCAGCGAGGATCTCATCATCGCTCCAGTCCTGATCGTTGTCGGGCAGCTGACACATCTGCCTAACGCGATGGATGAAATCCTCTGTGAACATAGACTATTACTGACCGTAATTGAGCAAATCGTCGTCCATAGCGTTAGCGCCACCAGGCCCCATCTGAGGCATTGGTGATGCGCCTGCACCCATCGGGCTCGGTCCGCCTGGCATGGGCTCGGGGTAAGCATCGTTGGCGCCATACATCGGCATATTCGGGCCGGGTACTGGCGGCCCGCCAGGCGCAGGTTTCGCTGCAGGTTTCGCTGCAGGCTGGTTCTTCATGGCGTCTTGAATGCCACCAAGGCCTTTGCTCAACGCGCCCATGGGGCCTTCGCCGGGTTCGGCGTTAGGCGCCTCGCCCAAAGCAGCTCGCGCCGCGTTCGTGCGCTGAGCCTCTTGCTGTTTCTTCTTCGCACCAAGCACGCCTGCGGCTGCTTGGACTGCTGCCATGATCGGGAACATAGTTAGATCTTTCTCCTCATAAACAACAGCCTCAGGCCCCTCGTTTCAAGCGAGATAGACCTGAGGCTAAGGGGGTTCTTATTGACCCGTTAGGTCAGCGACGGGATGCTGTCGTTCGGGTTGTCGATGGCCGAGAAGATCACGCTGTGGAACGGCATTTCGCTCACAATCGCCTGATCCATGTACATGCGCAGCTGAGCACCAGCGGCGTTGTCGAGCTGCTGATAGAAGAACTCGTCTGGGTTGCCGGGCAGGGTCGCGGTTACGTCACTCGAACCCACGCGCTTCCACTCGTCAGTCGGGATGGCGAACGCCAACGACTGCTTCATGTAGCGATACGGCTTGATCTTGATTACGCCGCAATTCGTGATGAATTCGATCTCGCGGAAACCGGGCTTTGCCTTCCCGCCCATGTCCGAGCCGAGGTAGCGACGCATCGCCACTTCGTCGGTCAGGAGAGTCGACCAAGAGCGGTTATTCACGTAGCAAGTGCACCCGCCGTCGAGCCCGCTGTCTGCCGCGAGGGTGATGCCCTCGATCAGCTTGTCGAAGCTCAGCGGTCCGTTGACAGGGTAGGTCTGGGCCTTCCACTGGGGATACTGCGAGCCGTTGATGCCGAACATGATGCCGGTGTTCTCACAGATCGGCTCAGCGCCAATCATGCTGTTACCCACAGACGAATACACGTGAACGGTGGCACCAGTGGCCATCGCAGCGTTGTTTACTTCGGCCTGGAGGCCTTGCACCGTGATCCTGCACTTCGAGATATCGACTGCAATCACTTTGCAGGGAGTCGTCACGGTGAACGGGACGAACCCGCCGACTGCTACGAACTCGAGCAAGATGTTCTGCGCATCCTGCCAGAAACCGGGGATAAAGCTGGCGCGAGTGATCGTGAAGACGCGGATACCGTCTGCCGCAGCAGCAGAACCGACAGCCTGCACGACGCCGATATTAGAGAGCGGGGCCGCGGCGCTATTCGCACCGGGACCATACCAAAGAGCCATCTCGCGATGGAGCTCCATACCTTGCGTCAGATTCAGAATCTTGATCGCAACGCCTTGGTCGTACGCTTTCGCGCTCTCGCCCTTGGCCGCGCTGAGACGGCTCATTTCGCCGTAAGAGAGCGATGCCTTCATCGCGATCTCTGCGCCCTGCAGCTGGGCGTCTTCGTAGATGCCGTCTACCGGTGTAGACAGAGTGAACGCATCATGAGAGACTGAATACTTAGCGCCCTGCTCGAGACCGAGGCGGACGGGGAAGTAGTAATCTCGACCAGTTCGTTCCTTAGGTGGAACAAACTCAATATCTTTTGCAAAGGAGCCCTCAGGAGCAACGGGATTCGACATCCCGCCGTAAACTTCCTTTAGAAGGGCACCCGTCGAAGCGGATGGCATATGTTAGAAAACCTCAAACTATGAGTGACTGTGGAAACAATGGTTTCGCACTTCACCGAGTCTGAGGTTGTCCACTTATGTGTTAGAGCCTTGTCCTCTCGGGGGCTCAGGTAGCAGCGGGCCTCTTGCGAACTGGTTAGTTAGTGCTTACTGAATTATAACATGCGTCAAACTTTACCAGACCGAATCTGGCGCTCGAACTCACGGCTCGAGAGCTGCCGCGAGCCTGGCCGACTCGGAGCGGACGGATTCGTCGCGCGAGGAGCCCCGCCGTCGAGCCGCGGGCCGCCGAGCGTGGGTCGCTCGACCTGCACGTTGTACTTCTTGATATAGTCTTCGATCTGACCCTTAGTGTCGACAACTGCGCGGCGAACGTCAGCACGCGACAGTTTCCCGGTCTCTTCGTAGATTGCGGCGCAGTGCTCGCGGAACAGGTTCCAGGCAGTCGGCTTGTGATCGAGCCCCGCGAGCTCGAATTCTTTCACCGCGATAGACCGCAAGTTGTTAGAGATAGCTTCTTGCTTCTGCGCCTGAATGGCTTGCTGCCGCTGCGCTTCCGCCTGCTGATGCTGACGCAGCAAGTCGGCGTGCTCGGCCTTCATGACTTGCGCTTGAATCCACTCGTCTCCCGAGCCGGGCACGGCCTCGTTCAGCTTGTCGGCGGTCATGGCTTCTTGCAGAAGCATCTGCGCGACCTCTTGAATGGGCATGCCGAGTCGACGCATGCCATAGAGCAGCTGCTGTGGGTCCTGCTTCCAGTTAGACAGGTAATTGACTAGTTCGCTTTGATCAGCCTCGAAGGCGCGGCGCTGCTCGGCGAGCTCCTGGCTCTTCTGCGTGAACGTGCGGCGCATCATGGCGCCGCTCCGCAGCTCGTCGAGGGAGCCTTCGAACCCGTCGTCTCCAATGGCGAGGCGGAGCTTCGACATCAGGGCGTCGGGGATCTGTCCCTTTTCTATGGCCTCTAGGAGGTCCTTAGCGGGCACGCCGTGCACACCCTGTGCATACCGTTCGTGCCATGGTGCGTCGTCACTGAGAGGCGCTGGGGTGGCTTCCCCGAGCTCTTTCGTCTGCCCGAGCTGAGGCTCGGCGTCGTTAGCTGGTTTCTGGCTAGTTAGAAACTCACCAGTTGGTTTGCTTCGAAGTTGACGGGCGAATTCTCGCGAGGAAAGCGAACCCGAGCTGGGTACCGATCCATGCGATGGGGTTGGTGATGGGGTTGAGCCCGTCGAGGGTGCCGAGGTAGGGGCGGCACCAGTCGATGCGGGCGCGGCAGATGGTTCTGACACGTTGTCCTGTTTCGATTGTTGGTGTTATGCGGCTGCTGCCGCGTTAGGAGGTGGCTGTGCCGGCTTCGCCGGCTGCGGAAGAGAGCCACCCATTGAATCGTCTGTGTTGTCTGCGCCGGGTCCCATGACCTTCTGCGCCTGGCCCTGCGTCTTGTCTGAGGGCTGTGAGCCGTTCGAGCCGTTCTTGCCGCCTGGGGGCGGCGGTGCTCCAGCTCCCCCCGGTTGCTGCGGCGGCGGGTTGCCGAGGATGCCTGCGAGATATGGGTCGCCGTTGCGCGCGATGTCGACGTGCTCGAGCATGTGCGCGAGCGTGGCCTCCATGATCCTGGGGTCCTTCTCGGCGGCGGGAGACGTCAGCACTTCGAGGTGCCCGAACATGTGACTCGTGACGTTGTCGCTCATGAGCACCTTGACGCTCGGCACCGTCTGCTTGGGCGGCGCTGGCGTGCCGTCTGGGCCGGGTTTGCCCGGCGCCATCACGATAGGCGGCGCCTTGAGCAGCTTCTCGTTCTCGCGGCGGATGCGCAGCTCAGCGCTGCGAGTCGGCTGGTAGCTAGGCTTGAACTGGCCGCTGACCACGAGCTCGATGATCTGCTGCGGGTCTTTGATCGGCATGCCTGGCCACTGGCGCAGGAGCTCTGCGAGCTGCATCTTGCCGGCAGAGGTTTTGAGTGCGGCGTTCGCAGTCTTGATGCGTACGCGCTGGATGCCGGTCCAATCCTGCTCGGTGAATTCCTCGAGGTATGCGCGCTCGTCGATACCGACGATGGCCACGAGCTGCGGGTGCTTCGCGTGGTATTTCAGAAAGCTGATGGCGCCGTTGGCCACAGCTTCGCGGTGCAGGTCGAGATTCAGCGCCTCGTCCGACTGGGCCTCGACAGCGATCTGACTGTAGAGAGCCGCGTGCGCGCCCGAGGTGATATTCGTCGAGGTGTCGCCGCGCGCGATAGCGTTCAGGCCGCTGATCGACTGCATCGACGACTTGAGCAGATCGAGCACTTTGAAGGTATATTCGGGCAAATGCGGGAACTGAATAGGCTTCGGCGGCTCGGTGTTGGGCGGAATGAAGATGACCTTCTGTCCGTTGGCCAAAGAGTCGAGGTCCATGTCGGAGCCTTCGACGAGAGCCAGGGGAGGGCGACCGAAAGCCTCGATGTTCGTGGCCATGTCGGAAAGCACCTGGTTGCTCATCTGCTGTGCAGGTAGCAGGTTCCACAGAGCCGAGATCCCGAAGCTCGTGCCATGCAGCTCGCTCGTGCAAAGCGGGTAGACAGGGATTGTGTCGATGGGCAGCGGGCCATCATCGACCATGACGTCATTCACGAAGATTGCGCGTCTGCCCTCGGGCATCGCCGCTGTGATCGCGTGATAAAAGATGCGGTAGCCGCACGTACCCTCGGGTTCCTTCGCCAAGGGGTCGGCGCCGGGGAACTGGTACTCGTAAACGTTGGCGACGTAGTCAGATTCGTCGATTTGCGTCGCGAAAAGCGGGTAGCGCGCGATCATCTCGACCTTGGTGCGCTTCGCGCCGATGACCATGCGCCACATCGGGTCGTCGAGCTCGGATCGGTACGGCTCGCAGACGACCTCCCACGGGAAACACCGCGCAAGCTTCAAAACGCCGCGTTTGCCGCGCCTTTTGACCGGAATTGGGCCGCGATCCGAGGGAATTTCCTCTTCGAACTGGATCGTCTGGCCGCCGTCAGCGTCCCACTCGAGATGCGTGTACGCTTTGCCGTAGAGACCTTCTATCTTGACGACTTCTTTCTCTTTGCGCTCGCCGTATACCTCTTCGAGGTAGTATTTCACCATTGTGTCGCATGACTGCACCTGAGCCAGCGACTTGTAGTCAGTATTGAGAGCCTGCGCCTCGAATGCAGGCCGGTTCTTGGTCTGCATGTTGAAGATCTGGTCGGCAAACGACCGATAGTCATTCAACGAGAAGTCTATGAGCTCGCTGTCCTCGCCGCAGAACGAAATCGACTGCGTTGCCCAGCGGCTCGAGGCGCCCGAGGCCCCGTGCAGGCCGAAATAGTGGCTGAACGAGAAGCGGTACATGTTGAACATGTTCCGCCGCTCGAGCGCCGAGTAGAACTCGACCTCTTTATCGCTAAGCGTTGACCAGAGCTCGTCAGGGTCGCGTTCGTTTGCCCAATACTCATCGATGAGCTTGAGCGCATCCTCTTTTGTCGAGGTTTCGCGCTCTTCGACGTCGTTCTGGTTCGCTGGGTGCTTCTGCTCTACGTCAAACATAAGATCTCCGCCCGCGCGTCTGCACGCCCTTGGGCATAATGTCGTTGGCGGCCTTGGTTATGCGGTTCGGCGCACGCAGATCGCCCTTGTGAAGAAAGATATCCTCGAGCGGGACCTCGCGAGACAGCGTGATTCCGTGCGGCGGCATCGGTGACTGCTGCCGATTGATGTGCCGCCACGCGTATTTCAAGCAGTCGACCAAGTCACCGTGCCCGAGAGCCTCACTACGCTCGTAAGACGTTCGTGATTTGTTCCAGATGAGCTGCTCACACTGCTGGATCGTCTGCCGGCAGCGTGGGTTTATCTCGATGCGCTGGTTTTGGAACGCGTTGCGCAGCTGGTTCAGAGCTGCTTCTGCGCCGTCTTTGTCCGCTGCGCCGATACGGATGTCATGCTGAACCTTTAGGTCCAAGATCATGCGCGCGTCGTTGTCGGAGAAGCGGTAGATCGGGTTCTTCTTGAACATCTTGTCTGACCAGAAGGTCAGATCTTTGAAGGCTTCGGCCTCGGTTTGGCGGATCGCCCGCGCCACGAGGTTCGTGGGGGCGCCGCGCTGAGCCCAGTCGTGCGTAACGACCATCTTGGCGCGCGCAAAGTCGTAATACGCACAGATTACAGCGCACAAGTCGCGCGTACCTGGGTCGACGATCGTGTAGCCGAGCGCATAGGGCGGCGGAGTCTGCTCGATGACGTGCAGGCCGATGTTGAACTCGGGCAAAACAGTCAGTGACTCGCTGCGTACATCTTCGCAGAGACACTCGCGCCGGCACTCCTCAGACTCGATGCCGCCGAGAGCTCGGATCTGCTCGTCTCGCTCGGCTTTGGTGATGCGCGGGTTGTCGAAGATCGTGTACTTCGAATAGGCGTCTCGCTTGATGGCGTCGGGAACGAACTCTGTCTTATAGGGGTGCCCCGGGTCTTTGGCCGGGGTCGAGTTCATCATCAACGTCGCGCTCAAATGCCCCTGAAACTGAGGCATGATGATGCTCTGCACGACGTACTTGAGCTTATCGACGTAGCAGGCCTCACTGATCGTGACGCCGTTGCTCCAGCGACCACGCAGACCGTCCGGGTTCGAGTCGAGACCGATGAGGCGCAGCACAGAGCCGTTGGCGAAGTAGAAGCCCGACTCGACGCCTTGGAACGACTGGCGGTAATACGGCTGTATCGACGGGGGGCAGTCTTCGCAGATCTGCTCCATGAGCGGCATGACAATCGACGCAATGTCCTTTTGCAGCGCCGTCGCATATGTTAGGATCTGCTTCGGAGTGCGCAGAGCGTCTTCGATGCGGATCAGCAGGCCAAGAAAGTCCTTACCAAAGCGTCTCGCGCAATTGGCGACGTATACACGCGGCCATAGACAGTCGCTATGCACGACGTCGCCGCGCACGCGAGCCTCATACGTCGCTTGCTCCCATGCACGGTATTTCTCGTATAGTTCGAGCTGACCGGGGTGGAGCTTGTAACGAAGTCTGCCTGCGCGCCAGAGTAGAGAAGAGTCACTCAGGCCGGTCTGTGTCATCCTCGTCGACGGGCGTCTTGCCTAGCAGCGCCCTCACATCCTCGCGTTGTCTTTCGTGCTTAGCGTTCATCAGGTTTTCTTGATCCAGATGGATCTTCTCGCCTGCGCGGTCAGACGTCTCATCATCGGGGTAGATCCCCATGTGCTGATTGGTCTTCTTGTAGTTCTCAACAGCCTCGTCATCCGACCATAGAGCTCCCTCAGGGCTGATAGTCGGGATGAGCGCGTGCTTGCCGTCAGCGTCGATGCCCATAGAACGGACGGTGGCTATCTCGCCATCAGGCATGCGATGCTCTGGTCGGTGTTCTAGATCGATGGTTGGAGCCTCGGTCGCACCATACTTTAGCACCTCGGGCTTACCGACCTTGACGTCTCCCTCGGGTTTGACGAAATAGCCTTTGAGCTTCTTGATGATATCTAGATAGTTGATGTCTGAATAGGGCGAGGCCATGGTTGCTATTTCATCAAGTCATCTTCGTCGTTGTCGCCAACGGCGCGTTTGGGCGCTGCGCGCGGATCGGAGTTGTTGTTCGCTGCTATGGTCCGGTTGCCGTTGGCCGCGGGCTCGCTCGAGAGCGGCTCGCCGACAGGGATGAGATCGGGGCGCCGCTTCTTCATGATCTTTGCGACGAGCGCCGCCTTCGCCTCGGGCGTCTCTTGCACGCCGTGCGTGCGTTCATAGTCGGCGATGTCTTGCATGATGGCGTCCATCTCGCCGACATCGAGGTCGCCGCCGCCTGGCCCCCGAGGCGTAGCTTCACCGCTAGGCGCCCTGCCCAAGAGCTTGCCGATGCCGGCCTTCGCGCCCTTGAGCACAGTGGGTAGAGCTTCGGGCAAGAGCGTATTGACTGCCTGCTGCATCGGATGCTCGCCCATCCATTTGGCCGTACCCTTCAGCTTGTCTCCGAGCCCGCCCTGCTCGTCGCTGATCGCGTGCTCGGCGGCTGGTACGGCGAAGTTGCGCATCAGCCTTGCGGGCAACGACATGCCGCTCGAAGCGACAAACGCTGGCACCTGGGCCGCGCCGCTGCCCAGCATATCGCCGATGCCAGTCGCTACGGGCGAGCGTTTCTTCGCCTCTTCGTAGGGATCGCGCGATGCTGACTGACCCACCGAACGGCCGGCGTAGGTGTTGCCTTCTTTATCCGAGTCGATGTAATGCGCAGGGATGCCCTCGGGCGCGTCTTTACGACCGAAGGTGTTCTTGTCTTCACTGAGAAAGTCAGCTGTGCTCTCGCCCAAGTCGCCGAGACTTGCTTTGCGCTTCACGCCTTCTAACAGGTCATCAAGCGTGCTCATACTTCCTCGTAAACACGCTGTCTTTGCACGGGTAGAACTCGCCCTCAGTGCCACGGATCAGCCAGTCGCCACGACGGATAGTGAGCGGCCCTTCGAGCGTTTCTACGAAGTGCTCTTCTTTGCTGTCGTCGTACTTGATCGCGGGGTGCGTATGTGCATCACCGAGAAACTGCAGCGCGTGGATGGTTACTACTTTTGAGTTGTATGGTTGCATAGTCTTAGGCCCAAGCGTCCTGCTGCTCCGGCGTCTTTTGGATATCCGCCTGCTTTTGGAACGGCGCTAAGATCGACGGCGGCGTCGTCTGCGGCTTCTGGTTCGTCGTCGTCTTGTCCTGACCCGCAGTGCCGTCTGTCTGCCCAGTGTTCTGGGTATCGGTCTTATCGATCGACGCACCTGACGTCAGACTCGAGAGTGCGGAGGGAGTCGTCTGCGGCGCGGCCGGAGCTTGGCCCTGCTGGGCCTGCGCGAGCGTTTGGTTCGTCGAACCTTGTGGGTCGACTCCCGCGCCGATGTCCTTCTGGGTCTTTGGCGCAGCGCCGGTACCAGCTGATGTCGAGCCTGTTGGATCGGGTGTGTCGGCACCAGCGCCTGTGTCGGCGGGGGTCGAGCTCGAGTCGCTTGGCGTGGACGAGCTCGAGTCGCTTGGCGGGGTGGTCGGTGGCTTTGTGTCAGAGCCCGAGGCTGACGAGCTCGGCGGAGTGGCGGGGGGCGTGGTCGGAGGCAGCTGCTCAGCCGCTAGCGGGGCTGCCGGGGCTGGGGCAGCTGGGGTCTTGGGGTAGACGTAGGCCTGTGCCTCGGCGAGCGTGGGAATGTGGTCAGAACGCCACGGTAGACCCGCGGGCGCGGGAGTCGGTGCCGGCGCGACTGCCGAAGTCGGAGCTGTCCATGGTTCCGACGTCGACGGCGCGACGGGCAGCGGCGTCCGTGCGCTTATGTCCCTCGAGTCTGTCGGGGCGAGCGGAGCCTGCGCGCCGCCCGCGTGTGACGCTGGTATGCCCAACATCTGTGCGACCTTCGGGTCGATGTTGTAGCTCGGGAGGTCCTTCTGCTCGGGCGGGGTCGGCGGAGCCTTGGGCGCGGCCTCTGCCGGCGGCGTTGGCTCCGGCGGGAGCTGCGGCACGCCGATGTTCGGGTTGTAGTTGCCCGACTCGAGCTGAGCCATCAGCTGCTCTTGCTGAGCCGGAGTCAGCTTGCCCGAGAGAATCGCCTTCCAGGCATTCTGAACTTTGAACTTGCCCGCCGCGGTATCGGCGTCTAGCTGAGCCTTCTGCGCTTGCCACTGCGCCTCTTCGTCGTTGTACTTCTGCCATTCGTCGATAATACGATTGTAGTTCGCGACGTCGGCGTTATATTGCTGCTCTGCGACCGAGTTACCGCTCTGGGCGCCGCGGTACTTACTATCCCAGTCTGTATATGTACCGAGGGCTTTAGTCGCATCGTCGATGGACTTGTACATGCCGTTGTCGGCAGTGGCCATGTCCTGGTCGATTGAGCCAGCCCACGTCGTTGCATTGCCCGTAGCAGTAGCAAGATCGGTCTTTGCCTGGGCGACCCTAGCATCAGGCACGCGAGCCCACGAATCGAACGGGAACTCGCGCATGATCGAGGCTTCGTCTGCTCCGAGCATGAGCCCTGGATCGCCGTGCGACGCAGCGAGCCTGGCTTGCATCGTCGACTTGATGAACGCGTTATAGTTTGTATGATCCTCCGCGTTCATCGCCGTCAGAGAATCAAGATAAGGCGTGAGCTCTTGAACAGACGCCTGTGCATCCGCAAGCCTCGCGCTCAGCTGGGCGCGCTTGGCCTTGACCGTGGCGTCTACCTCAGCGCGCCACGCGGCGATGCGCTCTTCGGGCGTGCCCGTATAGCGATTCGGATCGAAGAATGTCGTCGCGTCGGCGTTGTGCGCAGGATCAATCTGCGGCACAGTCGGCAGAGGGGCATGCGCGGGCGGCGCTTCGGGCGCTGCGGCACCCGGTGCTTGTGCTCCGCCCATAGCATGGTTTACGAGCCTGCGATTAGCCACGTTGTATTATAACACGACGTCTAACAGGTCTGACTGCTCTAGCTCCATTAGTTCCTTAGCGGTTGCTAAAGCTCGTCTCGCCTCGGCCACGGAAATGACTTTGGGTAGGCGGTCGAGCTCTTCGGTCAGGAGCGCAATCAGAACGCGGCGCAGACGTCGATAGTGGTTCAGAGATCCGTGAGCCGGATCATCGCCTCGTTTGGCGCTTTCTTGTCGATCGAGCTCAGTTGCGCTCGGAAGTACCTGCCGCCGCGGTCGCTTGGGTCGTTCTTGCATCGCTTGCTCAGCTCACCCGTGATCGTGTTGAGGTCGAGCTGCACGCGGCTCTTGCCTTGCACGAGAGTTTCCATGTCGAAGGGGGCGGAGATGTGCGGCTCGAACAAGAATTCATAGCGCCCCTGCTTGTTGGGTTTACGTGTGCGAGTCGGATGCACGACGTAAACGATCGAGTCCTGCCGCATTGTGAGCGGCTTGATCTCGGTCACCAGTTCTGGCGGCGACTCCATGAAAGCAAAGTGCGCGTCGGCTAGCGCGTCTTTGCATGCATCGGCGTCCTTTTGATTGAACGGCACGAGCACGAACACGGGCTTGCCTGGATGGTTGAAGAGCTTAGGAGCTTCTGTTGCTGTTTCTTTTGGCATTTGATAGTTTGCGGGCATGGCTGACTCTAAAGCACTGCCCGACTGCGTCTGGGTATGTGGAGCTTGCGGCAAGACTTCGCAGACTCGATACGGCGGCCCCGGCCTGTCAGATCGCGGCTGGGATGTCAGCTGTATGATGAATGCGATTCATTGCTCAAAGACGAAAAGCGAAGGCAAGTGGGTGCCGGTCGACGAGCCTAGTTCCGCGGCAACATTTGACGACGCTCCGCCTCAAGAACCTGCTCAGGGCTGAGAGCGAAGCCACCCGAGCCGTCTGACAGCGCCCGCGTGCGCGCATCTTCCATGCCCTCGAGTTTATCGAGGAACCGGGACTCGTGGCGCTTCACGCGGTTGTTGTAGATGAACTTGAGTGCATCCATGTCTTTGTCTTCGAAGGCCTTCTTGAAGACATGCGTCATGACGCCCTTTGCGAGCAGAGCCGTCTCCTCAAGGTACATATCTAAGACCGGCGTGAAATCCGGGTCGCCGTCGATCGCGCGCCGGAACCACTCGATCAGGGTCGCGGGCTGGATGTGGCTCAGAACGGCCGCCATTTCGATGAACAGGGCGGACTTTAGATGCAGACGCAGCGAATCTATCTGCCTCGGGGTAGGCGGCAAGACACTTGGACGTCTGGCTAGTTTCATGATAGATAGATAGAAGTTAGCACATGAGCTGCCGCTGGTCGGTGTTTTGCCTAGCCGTTGCAAAGGCGAGGTCCACGATCTCGTAAAGATCGTATCGCGTGACGTTGGGCAGGGTGGAGACGAGCAGTGCGCAGACCGCGGTCACGAACTGGGCATAGCCGTTCCCGTCGTCTTCCTCGAGCTCGGTAATTGCTGCGTTTATCTGCTCACTTATGTTGCGAAGGATGTCAACAGGCACAAAGAATTGTAGCATTGGCCCATGACCGACGACCTGAAGCGATACACCTCCGACTTCGGCCTGTATTACGACCGCAAGGGTACGCCGCTCACCGAAGACGAATACATGGCCATCCTTCGGTCGCCGGGCTACCAGGACATGCGCCGGGTCTGCATCGACGAGCTCGACGGGATCTTGTGCTCGACCGTCTGGCTCTGCCTCAACCACAACTACGGCTCGGGGCCGCCGCTCATCTTCGAGACGATGGTTTTCGATAGGAAGAGCGAGCACCCATGGTGCGAGGGCTACATGGCGCGCTACTCGACCCTTGAGGAGGCCATCGCAGGTCATAGGCGGGTCTGGGCGGTGATCAAGCGCGCGCTGGCTAACCCGGCGCTGCCTCGCGATATGGAACTTCTGCTAGGCTCGGGCGATGAGTGATTCGGAAAACTACGCCCTCGTGCTTAGGAAATGCGCGACGCTGCTCCTACCCGAGGGCATGACCGTGACGGTGCTCGTGCACTCGGCCGACTTAGGCGAGACCGGGATCTCGTCGACTCTGCCGTCTGAACAGCTTGTGCGCGGCGTACTCGCTGACTCGCTGGGGCGGATGCTGGCTCGGGTCGCTCAGGGGCCGGAGGAGGCCAGTAACCAGGCTGACTTTGACGTGGCGGTACTGAGGAGCTACAACATCGCATCGTCTTCCTCCTCGAGCTCGTGACCGGCTAGCTCATCGTTGCCGAACGCGACCATCGCTTCGAAGACTAAGGCAGCCTCGGGCGGGAAGGGGTTCAGCTCTTTGAGGTCTCGGCCATACGTCGGAACCGGGACCTTGAACGCCTGAGCTGTGTAGATGCGCGCCCGCTCGTAAATCGCGCATAGGTCGCAGCACGTTTTCATCCCCAGATCTCTCCGGCTGGGTGCTGCTCGACGAGCTTTCGGGCCTCGGGCTTGAATCTGGTGAGCGCTGCGCGGGCCTCCTCGAGCGAGCTGTATGTGTCTTCGAGCTCATCGAACGTGAGGCTGTGGGGCAGGACATCGATGAACTTCAGATGCCACTTACCGTCGTACTCATGAAGGAAACACACTTGTAAGACAATTGTCATAGCGGCCCGTGCGCCTCGTCGGCGAACTCTTTGGCGAGACGACTCACCTGGTTGAGAAGATCACCCCGCGCGAAAAGGCCCTGCGCTGCGGCGTTATAGGTCTGATGCCAGCGGTTGATCCGCTCGTTTTCGCGCAGATATTCAGTCATGTTGGCTCCGCTCTCGGGACCTGGCACGTCGTTCTGGTACTTCATAACGGCCCGTGCGCGAGGTCAGCAGCGTCTTTCGCGATGGCGTGCATGTCCTTCGGCGAGTTGACGTTGCGGATGTACAGAGCGTTTAGCGCCGCGTTGTAGGTGTCATGCCAGCAGTTGACGCGCGCCCATTCCTGCTCCCACCTGCGCTCTTCTTCGCTGCCCTCGTCGATAGGTCGAGCCTTCTCATGGCCGTATTTCATGGCACCCCGTGCGTCTCGTCAGCGACATGCCGCGCAATCTCGATAGCCTCGTTGCTTAGAGAGCCGTGAGCCAAGCTGCCTTGTACGGCGGCGTTATAAGTCGCGTGCCAGAACCTGACACGCTCTCGCTCACGTGCGACGGCCACTTGACGCTCGCGATTTGGCTCTTGGTACTCGGGCTCGGGGAACTCGATCTCGGCGGGGTATTTCATGGGGTCAGAGTAATATGGGCCGAGGCGAGGCGAAATAGCCTCGAAATCCAAGGTACGGGGGTCTATACCGCCAGATATGCTGATCTTCGGACCGGAACGGTGGGCGCCTGCCGAGTACAAGCTCGTAGAAACGCCTGTCGGCCAGGCATGCTTGTCATGCGGTGAGCTCATTGCCGAGGGTGACTCAGGCACGATCACGGCTGTTGTTCGAGAGAAGGGGAAGGCAACGACGTCTCCCCAGCATCGCGAGTGCTTTCTGCGCCGCATCGTAGGGTCTGTCGGCCATCAGCAAGGCACTTGCTCTTGCTACGGCGGCCAGCTCGAAGACCCACTCGAGATGACCAAGCGCGAGGCGGCCATTGCTGCGGTCAAACTGTTTGAAAGGCGGACATGCCACGCACCTCGCGTAGCCAGCGATTGGATCGAATAGCTTTCAACCGGGCACGTCGCCGCTGCCGCTGGCCAGTACCACTCGAGCTTCGCTTTCGCATATACACAGAGCTGGGGTTTTGGCCCCTTGTGAAACCAAAACACGCGCGAAGAACGAGGGGCTAGGCGCTTGCGTGCGCATACCTGTAGGCCCACGCGAAAACAGGATCGGCCTCGAGCAAGTGTACCCCGGTCGCTCCCACCGCCTCGCGCGCACGCGCACGAGCTACGCGGGCTGATCGCTCCGCGAGCTGAGGGGATGCTACGCGAGCTGAGGGGATGCCATGGGGATGGCATGACTCGCGAGACGTGCGAGGCAAGACTCGTCGCTGTAGCAGCCTATAGGCGGTCGCCGAGCTAGCGCCGAGGTCGAGCTAGCGCCGAGGTCGAGCTAGCGCCGCTGCGCGCCACGTCGTGCGAGCAATCGAGCCTCGGCGCCGAGGTCGCACCCTCATGACGTGGCGGCGTTACAGCCTAGCTGCATTTGGCCATTAGCAGGTGTTGAGAAACGATCGTTATGCGACAGCGGCGGAATATTCCGTTAGCGTAGCGTCGTCGAGCCTCGGCACCGATGTCCCCAAGTGGGTACACTCGATGCTTTTCTGTCGAGCTTGGGTCGCTCGCTCGCTCGCAAAACGTATATGATCGTATTGTCATATAGTGTCACTCGGCTATGACAAAATTGTCCGGCCTTTCCAGCGTTTTCGGTTTTGCGCGCGACTCGCCTCGATTGCCTCGAAGATTCATTGCACGGCCTAAACCCTCGAAAGCACCACGGTTCGCGGCCATCTAGATACCTTCTATCTCGCATCTTGACGTTTTCTTGCTCGAAGCATGTAGACAGTCGCCGCTGAATCGAATAGAGCTAGCCAAGTCAACGTCACTTGCTGCTCAGGAGGCAGCCGCAACGAGATCCGCCGCCACGCGCGGCAAACCAGCCACCCCTAACCGGCCGCTCCCGCGTGTGGCCAGCGCTCTTTGAAAACTGAATAGCAACGCACCATCAGCCCTAGGGGCTGTCGTGCGATGGCACGGATTGTGACCTTGAGAGGGTCGCAGTCTGGCAACGGGTTGGCGTAGCGCAGGTGAGAGCGCGCGGCGCCAACCTACATGCCAGATTAGGGTCACAGTGGCCCCGATCTGTGGAGGCTAACCATGGCAACTAGGTATAGTGGCAGTCTGACTATATATGTCAGACTGTTACCTGATAGTATCAATTACACCGCAAGCATAAGGCGTGAGGGTTGCTCTATATCGATGCAACGCAACTTGCGCTTGTCTGCCGATGCGGCTGGCAAGATTGCAGCCGATAGTGCCGAGGCATACGACGCAATCGCTCACTCTGCTTTGTCGTTTGGCACAAGCGAGCATGGCGACGACGTTGGCTCGTTTGCTGAACTGGATCCTAACACGGATAGTTGGCTCATTCGCCGCCGTAAGTAGCGTCACGATAGCCTAGCGGCATAGGTCGCTAGGCTGTAGTGGCACTATATGTGGAGGTAGTAACATGGCACGACTAGTCACTGGCAAGGGTCAACTGCACAAGGTATTCGCATCGGCAGATGAGCCAATCGCGATTAGCTTACAGTTTGACGATGCAGCCGATGCACGCGTAGCAAAGCGTGCGCTCGGCGAAGAGTGGTCGCGCAGTGGCGCGGCGCTGGTTTGGTATGGCGACTATGACGGGTTACAAGAGCGTATCTCGCAGGCATTGGGAGTGCCTAGTGAGAAGATAGAACCCGCGCGCCACACTGCAGCTCTTGGGCCTATGTTCGAGGTAGCGATCGCTATGAAGTGATCGCGCGTTGCCTGACTCGACTCGGTAGGATGCCGAGTCGACGTTAGGGAACGTTAGGAGGTAGTCATGATTAGAGGCACAGGGATTCTAAAGCATCACTTTCACCGCCACTATTGGGCGTCTATATATCTAGGCTTTGATAGTGCTAAGGATGCCGCCACTGCGCGTGAAGTCTTAGGCGCCGATCTTTGGAAGATTGCGGGCGACCCTCGCAGTCGTGCGATCGTGTGGTCTGGCAATAGCGACGCACTGGCTTGCATGAAGCTGAAGCTTGCGCAGGTCGGCGCCGATGCCGACAAGATTGACTCGCTGCGCACAAGTGTCGACCATGGCGAACCGTTTACGATCGCGATTCCGGTCTGACTGACACTCAAGGCTAGGGCAGTGTGACGACTGCCCTAGGCTTGGAGGTTAGTATGACTGTCAAGATAGAAAACTGGAAACAAAACAGTGTGGACGATGACCTGCATACGCTGGTCGTATCGTTCGAGCTACCTATGAAAGATCCGCATCCGATCATGCGATCGATGTTTCGGCTGCATGCGCGTCGTGACGCGTATGACGTGCAAACTGGCGACAACTACGTGCTGATTTACGGCAAAGCAAACTCGCTCGAAGACGCTAAGGGATTGGCGCGCGCATGGTTGATCGAGGTGCTTGCCGACATTCGCGAGCAAGTATGAACCGCGACCTATTCGCCGCAAAACTGTCGCAGTGCGATGCCGAAAAGGCCTCGCATTTCGCGCGCTATTGGTATGAACGTGGCGAGCGCAAGCTGGCAATCGAGCGGCAAGAGATTGCCGCGGAGTGGTACGAACGATCGCGCAAGTGGTATCAACAAGGGGTTACAGATGACATTGACCATAGCTGAAGACGAACTGACTGATCACATAGAAGAGTCGAACGGGATATGTATCTCGTGCGGCGAATGGACATGCGGCGGCGTGGAACCCGACGCAGAGCGCTACACCTGCGAGTGCTGCGACAAACCGGCGGTCTATGGCGCGGAGCAAGCACTCGTGTGCGGGTTTCTGGCCATCGAATAACTGACACTCGACATTAGGGCGTGCGCTAGGCTGGCGCATGCCCTAACGTGGGAGGTTAGTTGTATGGATGATGAAAAGCTACAGCGATTTCAGCGCGCGGCCGACACAATTGCTGATGACATAAACAAGAAACTCAAAGACCAGCCGCCTATGTGTGTGCGACTTATGACCATACGTCATAGGCTAAACCAGCGAGGCAAACCCCTATCGCCCTGCGAATTCATGGCGCTTGGTTTGCTGGAAAACGGCGACGCCAGGTTTCAGCGCGGCATGGAGGTGTTCTTCAATAACACTAAAGATCTTATGGTGACATTCGACTGCCTAGTTAGTGAGATGCGGATGCGTCTCGGGCACGACTGAACTAACACTCGACATTAGGTCGCGCGCTAGGCTGGCGCATGCCCTAACGTGGGAGGTTAGTTGTATGGATGAATCAGAACAGAACGAGAAAGAAGCGGCAGCTGTGAAGAGCGAGCTGCTGAAGCGCATACGCATGGGTCGTCGCGCGCTTGTTGGCACTGGTCCCGACTACCCGCCGCGTGAGGGTTGGGATGGGTTCCACTGGGAAATCACGCTGCATTTCGAACAGCGGCAGATGACCACGCTCTATAGCATGGGCAGGGCGCATAGCTACATCGCCGTGCATCGGACCGAGGTGGCCGATGTTCGAGTCGAAGATGCCGGCTTCGGCGATCACACAAGCTTGTTCGCCAAGGCGCCGAAGATCCCCGAGGTTTTGCATTCGCTGCAGAGCGACGCAAACGTGCCTGATAGCTTCGACCACTTTTGCAGCGAGTTTGGTTACGACACCGACTCGCGCAAAGCGGAGAAGATCCATCAAGCTTGCCTGCAGACCCATAAGAACCTGCACACCTTGTTTCAAGGATCTTTCGACGACTTTCTGAACACGAATTGGGACGAGTAGCTTGACCGCGGCGCGTTCTGCCAGCACGCGCCAAGGTGAGGAGGCTCGATGAAATACACAGTGCATGGTGTGCTCGCTGGAGCATACAAGGGTAAGGATATCGACGACCGCGCGCTGCTCACGCATGTTAGTCTCGACGAGGGCGATACAACCTTGTGCAAGCGTGTCAAGCACATTTGCGACGAGGCCTTGGAACAAGAGCCGACATGTGTTACATGTCAGGCTAGGCTCGCAAAACTGCTGGAAAAGGAGCTTCCGACAATGGAACTAACGGAACTGGTCGAGCGGGTGACAGAACGCTCGCCGCATTTCTTCTCAAGGGAAACATTGAAGTTCTTCGGCGATAAGATGAGCAACTATCGCGTGGGCAAGCCTGTCACATTCGTCGACACGAGCGGCGATAGTGTCACGTGCTGGCCACTCGAGCGCAGGCGCGCGGTCAAGAATGGCCTGCACTCGACGACGTACTTTGATGTGAAAGACTTCGGCCGACGCTACAAGCCGGTAGACAAGCCATGACTTGCCGACTCCTGCTGGGCAGGGACATTGGCGACGACGACGACTTCGAGCGCATTGCCTCGCTTGTCGAGGCTGTGCTCGCCGATATCGAGGTTCAGCGCCGTCACGAGCGCGACGTGCAAGTGACTGAGCTGCAAGGTGCGCCGCACGAGTGCGAGCGCGTGAACGAGGTTCTAACGCGCGTGTTGAGGAGCTATGAGCAAAGCATCTGACAAGTTTCTGAAACGTGTTCTGCAGGCCGTTGGCGAGTACGAAGGTACCATCGCATGGGCGCATGAACAGCGACCCTCAGTGGCCTTCGAGCGCTGCAAAGAAGCGCTAATGGAGCTCGATCCCGAGCTCCGAGCGGCGGTCGTGACCGACTTGCGTGTGTGGCTCGCGCGCTGCGCCTCTGAGCGCACGGGCACACCGCCATGCTCGTGCAAGGGGACCGTAAACATCCTCTGGTCGCCCAAGCACAAAGATCCAGAACAACTGCTCGTGTGCGAGGGCTGCGCCGAGTCGCTAATGAATGAACATCCCGACTACGTGAGGTTGACGTAATGGATCACCCGAATGAGCTGGCGCAGTGGACTTTCTCGGGCATCGTCCCGCTTATCATTATGAGCTTGTTCGCCTCGTTCGTGGCGACTATCGCCAAGTGGTTGTCGAAGTAGGGCGCAGGGCGGTATCATCCGCCCATGTCCGACGACCGACAGGCGCGCGCTGAGCTCACCATAATCCTGCGAGAACTCGGCCGTACCCTCGCCGCAGAGCTGCCCGAAGACTTCGAATACGCGCTGCTCCTGCGTATCCGAGGCTCGGGACATACGGTTGTAGCTAGCAGCATGACGCTAGCCGAATGTAAGCGATGGGTCGCCGACTTCTTGAACCCCGCCGTGCGGACGACTGACCACAGTGAGTCCGATGAACTCGCGAGCTGAGTTCATTCGAACGGCGACCGAGGTGCGCGGCGACCAGCTGCTTGCAGCTCGAGCCGCGCTGCGGCTGCAGGCGGCGATCCTGCTAGCCAACACGCAGCTCTTCATGCTCGGGCTGTTCATCGGCGGCGAGGTAAAGAGCTGGATGCTCGCCAGTGCCTTTGCGCTCATGAACTGCGGCGTAGGCCTGTTCCTGTTGCGGCCCCACTATGCCGAATACCTGCGTCTGCGCGGCCTGCTCATCGATGCCGAGAGCTCGCTCGACGTCGTGGTCACGCCTCGACGACTCAACATGTTTGATGCTGCTGTGGGTGGTGGCTTACTACTAGGTGCCACGACTCTATATCTCATTATCGATGCATACACGCTCATTCAACATTACTTACGTTCCGTGTAGCTAGAAGATATCTAGATGGAAGAGTCGGAACTAACAGACACGCAGCAAGCGATCCTGAGACTGCTCCGCGCATATCCTGAGCGCTCATTCACAATGAGCGATGTGGTCGAGCAGCTGCCCGACTATGACCCTGGCAACATCTACTTCGGCCTGGGCGTGCTCACCGGAGGCTATTACATCGGCATCGTCTCGAGCGACACACGCGAATATCGCTTCATATGGCGAGAGCGACCCCAACGCCTCGAGCAGAGTTAGAAGATATCTAGACATGTGCTAACCTAACACATGTCAGATGACCTGGAACCATATCGCAACACTATCGCATGGTGGGCCTCGCTTCGAGCCTCTTGCCCCGACTGCCCGACTCGAAGCTGGCATGAGCGCGACGACTCAGCGGGGTGGGAGCCCATGGACGGCCATAACGGCGAGATCAAACGCTGCAGCTCGCATGGGCCGCTGCACCCATGGGCTGAGAATCTCGACCCAGCCAAGGTGCGCGAGTACCACCTGACGCACGCACCCGATGCTGGGGCCTATGTCGTCGACTTCGAGCTGCTACGCACGACGTGCCAGCGTAGCTAACCGCCGAATTCCTTCTCGAACTCTCGGCGGTACTTCTCGCGCTTGGCCTCGAAGCGTCTGTCTTGGCGTCGCATCATCACCTTGTTGAACACGACTGTCGCGAAGAACCAGGCTAGGCCGGCGTAAGCCAGCTTCGCGAACGGAATGCGCAAGTACGCATGCGCCGCGATGAATGCGACAGGCACCAGGGTACAGACGACTAGGCTGATCGCGCGTCCATGCGGTGCCTCAGAGTAGAAGAGACCTATGCACACGAGCCAGATAGCCGCCGTGATCGTGATGCCTGTGTAGAAGCCCTGGAGCTCGGGGTCTTGAACGATGAAAAGGTACGTGTTCATGGGGGCGTGAGCTCGATGCCAGCGTAGATGTCGTCGACTCGCAGCTGCACATGCGGAGCCTCGAGCGTGATGGTCGAGCCCGCGCGAGCGAGCATAGTTTGCCAGCCCGCAGCCGTCCGCTCGACGAGCGTGACCTCGGGCCGGTGCTGCGAGATCAAGAGCACAGCGCGTAGGCTCGGGATCAGCTTGTAGTCATGCAGTTTGTCGCCTCGGTCGTATGCCTCTGTCGAAGGGCTCAGCACCTCGACGAGGAGCGACGGGTTAGTTACAACATTGCGGTCTCCCGGCTTTGTCTCGACGGGTCCGCATACCGCTGACACGTCGGGATAAGTAGCAAGCCCAGCGGCCTCGACATAGACACTGACGTCGGAGGGAAATACTTCGCAACAGGCATGCAAGGCCTCGGTCAGCTTGACAGTGAGCCGCACCATCAGCCGGCCATGCGTCAAAGTTCCACCGGCCATCGCGTAGATCACGCCGTCTTTGTACTCGAGCCGAAGACCGCCGCCGCCCTCATTGGTATCGCGCATGCGCTGGTAGTCTTCGTACGTGTACTGGCGTTGCTGGGCGACTGCTGACATGCTCGCAGCTTAGCATGCACGGTGATACAGCTCAAATCTGCCCCGAGTGCCACGCGCCCATGGTCTGTGCCGCCGCGCACGAGTGGCCAGAGCTCGTTGCTTGGGACGGCACGCACGAAGAGTTCTGGCGTGTGATCGACAGGTTTATGCGCCGCGAAGAGATCGAGAGCGACCATGCGGTGCTCTGCGAGGTTCTTCAGCTCGCGCAGCTGCACATAAAGAAGATCCGATAATAAGAATTATGTCAACTCGCGACTATCTAGATTCTATCTAGCTATGAATAACCGAGAAGCACTGAATGCCCTGGCTTGTGGCGCCGTGATCCGCGCTCAAGATGGTGTGCCGCTTTATCATCATCCGACCAAAGGATTCATGCATCGCATCTTCGTCGGCGAGCGGGTGCAATGGGTGCAGTTCGGCGCGAACCTGGCAGCAGCTCACTATGAGCTGGTGCTCGATGTCGCGCGGCCGGCCTAGTCCAAAAGCTTGTGCTTGGCCCATGGCTGCTTGGTCAGCACCTCGATAGCCTTAGCTCCGACTGCGTCGACATGCACTCGCGAGATGTTCGTCTGCCAATGCTTCGTGTGCAAGACCATTAGCGTCTCGAACATCTCGACCAGCTTCTCGCGCGTGGCTGTGCCGCCATCTGTTGGCGTGACCGCATACCAGCTGCGCTCATCTTTCGAGTCGAAGGTCTTGTCGTCGCGGTACCACCGAAAGCGGTACGTCGCGCGCCACTCGCCCGGCGGGTCGCGCAGCACAATGGCCAGCATGTTGCCGACGTTGGGCAACATATCGACGTACCAGATCTTGTACACGTGTGTGTGTTCATGGATCTCGATGGTCATGCTGCGGCTCCGGTCTGCGCTGGTCGTATTCTCGAGCTGGGTCGCCATTGGGTCGATAGCGGTGACTCATCACATGCTTGGTCCAGCCAACTAGCGGCTCGCCTTCGCCGTTCCACAGCGTCGCAGCCATGATGGCTCGGTCGGGCGTCGGATAGCAGTAAGCGTCAATGACGCCCCCCCATTCGCCTTGCTCGCCAAAGCAGACGCGATGATTGAAGAGCATGCGGTAGACGGTTATCTCGAGGCCGTCTGGCAGAGCTCGGTAATAGATCGCCTCGGGCCTCGGGCACTCGTCGCCAAGGGGCATGTATGCGCGATAGGTCATGTTAGCTCCTCTGCGACGCCTCGAGCCGTGCCCTTGCGCACAGTTGGTTGTGGTTGGTCAGCGCCTCTATCTCGCTCGGAGCGTCGATCTCGACCACGAGCTGGCCGTCTCGAAACATAGCCGAACCATAGATCATGGGCTCGGGTGAGTCTCCGAAACTGTGGTCGGTGCCCGTCCATGCTGAGACCACGCGCGTGCCATCGATGAGCTCCTCGGCGATGATGCGAGTGTCTGCCCATGCATCGACCCATGCCTTCAGCGACATCGGCTTGCCCTGGCGGTCGAAGTACATAGGCGGGTCGTCGATGGTGTCGCGCAGCTCGTTGGGCTTGTCGAGGCACTCAGCGGCGGCTTCGATGAATGCGACGGGGTCGGGCTTGGTCACTTGCGCCACTCCAAAGGCCATAGGTCGTAGATGTCGGCAGCGTCGCTCACAAACCGTGCTACCTCGACTTCGACTTTGATGCGATAGATGAATTGATGCCGTGCCCCGCGACCCTCACGCGCAATGTGAAAGGCCCATGCATCTGGATGCAACTCTCGTGCAGGCCGACCGATTGCTGGCATCGTGCGCAGGTCGCGAAGCGCCAAGCGGATGAGCTCGAGGTAGCGCAGACGTTGTTTCTCGCCGTGCATCTGCCGTGTGTAGACGAGCGTTTCACGGATGTCCTCACGCACGATAGGCCGTAGCACTATTCGGGGCATCGGGTCTCGACATCTAGCTCGGCGATGAAGGTCTCGATATCGTCGAGCTCGATGCTGTCGGGGGCCTCGCGGTCAAACTCGGCGAAGCCCTCGGCGACTGACCTGCGCAAGAGCTCGAGCCACTCAAGAGCCTCAGGAGGGATCTGTTTCAGAGGTAGGCTCATATCCATGTCCCCACGATCTGCGGCTCGTCGCCCTCTTGGCGCGGCAGCGGGTATAGGTGGCTGAATTCCTGCTGCATGAACTCGACGGCCTCGTCGAGGTCATTCATGTAGAGAGCCTGCGAGTGCGCACGAACACCGCGACCTGCTGACGTGTAATGCGGTCGCAGCACGCAGCCCTCGGGGTGGTCGAGCGGTCTGTCGTAGAGCGTGATCATCATCAGCTCGTCTTCGGCTCGGTCGTCGCGCCACATCTTGGCTATGGGGCTCATCAGTTGGCTAGCTCGCGGCTATGTTGCAGCTCGACGAACACTCGGGCGATCGTCATCGTAGAGCCGAGATCCGTGCAGCGGTAGATGCGCCGAGGGCAACCCGTGCCGCCGACCACGGTGGCTTCAGCTGACTCGAGCCGCGACGTCACGAAGCCCTTCTCTTCGAGCCTGCCGAGGGTTGTGTAGATGGTGCCGCGCTTGAGATGGCCGTTAGATCGTCTCACCAGCTCGAGGCCATAGAGCTCTGACTCGGCGGTCAAAAGCTCGAGAATTAGGGCCTCTACGTTGCTGAGCGATGGCAGTTTTGTCAGTGGCATTTGCGTCACTCTGCCAGACTGTAAGAGTGAGAGCAAGGGAGCCCGTCACGCTCATTTCCGCTTCTTGCGCTTCTTGCGCAATGCTTGGCGCGTCTTACGAAAACTCGTCCCGTTGCTCTCGGCTTTTGCTCGTGCCTCCACGTCTGCTTGTGCAGCGAGCTCTTGCTCTGTCGGCGATATCCCCATTACTCGCGCAACGCTCTCCAGCATCTCTCGGCCGAGCATTGCGCGAGCGCGCCACTCAAAACCCGCAATGAGCTGCTGATGAACTCTCCGCAGCACTTCTTGGCGACAAAGGGCCAATCGGGCACCCACAGCGAGAGAAAGCTCTGGAGTCAAGTCGAATTCATCCATATGCCAGTTCTAGCCCGGGCTCGAGGTCGACGATACGAAATCTCGACGCCCGCGTCAGGGTTCAGCGTTGATACAGCCCCCTTCCCTAGCCTCTTGTTTACCCCGATTGGTACTATCGGGAGAGTGAGCCTATTCTATGTGCACTAAGACTAAGCAATTGGGGGTAGTTTGCCGTCTCACTAGCGCCGATCTGGGCTGCTAGGCGCCTACCTAAGGGCCTCGAAGGCGGGCTCGTGGCACCTGGAGGCTGCTAGCGGCCTCCAATGGGCTGTTTTGAACGCACCTAGCCACCCCCGTAGAGCTGGTTGCCCTTCAGAGGTGGCTGTCAGGCGCTAGGCGCCGTTCTTAGTGCTCAGGCGGACCCCTGCTGCCCTCGGGCGTTCGCACGCCTCTAGCGGGCCACCAGGAGCCTTCTCGAGGCTTAGCGTTTGCGCGGCGAATACCCGCTATCCAATCGAGCAGCGCCTCTTCGCTCTCGTCGCGAGGCTCGACGGGCAGAACCGGACGGATCTCGGGCCAAGCGCCAAGCAAGCGATACTGGTTGTAGGCCCAGACCTCGAGCTGCCCCTCTGCGTTGTGCCGCGGGCGACCTCGAAGCCAAGCTGGCGTCTCCCACCCGTAGGGTTGCGAGGTCTCGATCAGCCCGGCTTCGCGCATCTCGCGGATATAGCCGCTGACCGTGTTGCGATGCAGCGGCGTGAACTGGTGCGTGTGGTCTTTGCGTATCCAGTCACCAAGGAGATTGCGAAAGGCGCCTATCGGCAGCCCGAGGACCTTACCGTTCGTCTGCAACATCGCCTGGAGCGCGACTAGGCGCAGGCGGTGCCTGGCTGACGGCCCGTCAAAGTTCCGCACACGCCCCGTTGGCGTGAGCATGGCATTGCCTATCGCCTCGGCGACCCAGTCTGGGTTCGCTTGCCTCGTTGCCTCGAGAAAGGCGTCGTTGAAATGGTCACCCGCCAGCGTAGCCGCGAGACCGAATTGATTGATGGTGAGTAGCCGAGGGACGCCGCTACAAGTGGCTCTGAGGTGCAGAAGACGCGTCTCCTGCGTCACTTCTGCCTCTACATAAGCGAGTACATTCCGCACTTTCCGCGCTCCAACCACAGTGGGCTGGATATGCGTGGCGAGAATATAGTGCCCAAGCTCTATCCGCCGCGCGTGACGGTCGCGAGCCACCTTTGATGGCTTGCATTCGTCTGTATGTCGCGGTAGTTCTGCTTGCATGAGTCGAAGCGGTAGAGACGCTTCGTGCTCGAGGGAGAAACTGAGGCCGCCAAGCCTGGTCTCTCCTGTCCTAATTCAGGCCCCCATCGCCGAAATGCGGTGGGGGCTTTTGTTTTCGGGCCGAGCTGTATGTTTGTGGTGTCGCCGGGCATACCTGGATGCCACCGCGCCACACAAGCACAATCAGCTTGGGCTAGTTTCTTTTCCGCCGGATTGAAGGGAACTGCGTAAGCCGGCTCACAGTTCGGGCTTGCTGTCCGCGATCGGCAGCCGTACGCCGAGCGAGTGATAGGCGATATCGGCGAGGAGCCGAAGCACGTGCCGCGGCACGTAGCAGTTGTTCGCTCGGAGCTCGCGCTCAAACACGAGCTCGACGCGATGCACCTCAGGGTCTGGACAATCAGGACATTCTTGCATGCCTGACTTTACCAGCTCCTTGTCGTCGAGGCGTCGATGAACGCGACTCCAAGCCTTGGCCTCGACGCGCCGCCCCCGCCACCCGCCCCCGTTCTTCGCACCTGCGTGCTCGGTCTTGTTCACGCTTAGCCGCACTCTTGACATACATCTAGATACCATCTAGCTTGCACGGGTGCATACGATTGTCGCGTTTGTCTCCCAAAAGGGAGGCGTCGGTAAATCATCTCTAGCTCGGGCGTTTGCTCGAGAGTCAGCTGCAGCTGGGCTGGATGTCCGCATAGCAGACCTAGACACACAACAAGGTACGTCAGTTGAGTGGTCCCGCTCTCGGCTCGAAAACGAGTACGAGCCTACCGTGGCCGTCGAGGCCTTTGGTTCTGCTAAGCATGCACTCTCGAAGGCCCGCTGCGACCTGCTGGTCATTGATGCACCCGCACGGACGTCTGCCGGCACACTCGAGCTAGCGCAAGCCGCCGACCTAGTCGTGCAACCTAGCGGCGCGAGCCTCGACGACCTGCGCCCCTGCGTGCGTGAGTTCCTCGCGCTGCAGAAGAAAGGCATCAAGCCGAAGAAATTGGTCGTCGCTCTCACTCGCATCGCGACCGACTATGAAGCTGCCGCCGCACGCGACTACCTGCACGAGGCTGGCATTGTCGTGCTCGAGAGTTATGTTCCCGAGCAGGCAGCCTATCGCGCCGCTCAGAACAAAGGCCGGGCACTCACCGAGACGCCCTACGAGACTCTGAACCAACAAGCGGAGCGGTTGCTCCAAAACGTCATCGATCTGATTGGAGGCAAACGATAATGGCTACGGATATGACGATGATCAAGGGTAAGAAGAAGGCCAAGTCGCTCGGCATCCCGCCCCGCGATCCATCGCGCAATCTCTCGGCACCCGAGGTCGCGCCCGCGAGCGACGAAGACGAGCAAGGGCTGCCCGACATGCGCATGATGAACCGCAGCGCTCGGACCATTGCGTTTGCGACGAAGGTCAAGCCATCGACTGCCCGGCGCATCAACACGCTCGCCATCTCGCAGCGCAAGCGGATCGTCGAACTGCTCGAAGACATGGTCGACGTCTACGAGGCCCACGTGCGAGGCGAGCCGTGATCGGACCGGGCAGGTACGACGATATTGTCACTGAGCTGCGAGAGCGGCTAGGGGCACAAGGTGTGCTCCTAGTGGTGATCAACGGCAAGCGTGGCAATGGCGTCTCGCAACAGCTGGCGGCGAGATCCGAGCGAGAGGCTCATCAGCTGGCCGCGGCTCTCGCTGGCATCCTCACCGACGTCGCCAAGGGCCTCAGCGGCGAAGTGACGAGCGTGCTCGAGCCGAAGAACAAGGCGTGAACAAGAGCTGCCGCGCAGCTTTCAATCTCTACGGCGGCCATCACAAGAAACAACGGCAGAACTACACCCTCGTGCCTCGCGGTACCGAGGGTGTAGTCACGTCTGAGCAGGTCGACGAAGACGGCTCGGCGTTCGTCACGGCCAAGTTCATGATCGAGGGGCGCTTGGTCTATGTCCGATGCGCTTTGGCGGCAGTGCAGCTCGCGTCATCGTTGTAGGGCGTAAGCAATACACGCGGCACACGATAGGGATGCACGGGCTGGTCGCCGATGGCCTCGAGGTCTGACCAATCGAGCAGAGCGCCGCTCAGATGTTCGCCGAGCCACACGCGAGCACGGGCCGACTCGGGCGCGAAGCGGTGCCCGAACGTCGACGCGATGCTTCCGTCGCCGCTCAGGTGGTCGCAGATGTTGGGCACGGGTACGAACACCTCGAGCGCGTGCGCGTGCGCGAATGCCTTGAGCCGCTCGTCATCCCACGGTCCCCACGTAGCGCCGCAGAGTGGCTCGCGCGCGGCAATCCATGCGAGCGCATCGTCGCCGAGCTGCCGGGGCAAGACGAGGCATTGAACGAACTGCAGCGAGCGTGTCGAGGCCCATCGCATGCGTCGGGCGTGCGCAAGCTCTACTTGGTCGCGCGGCAGCCAACCAGAAACGATGTCGCGCGGTCGGAGCTCGACAAGCCGCTCGAGAGTGGTTCGAAAGTCGCGACAGACTGCGATGTCGTCAGCGAGTATCGCGACGTGCGAGACCTCGGGCTCGGCGCGCGTGCATAGCTTCCATGTCTCGCGCCATGCGTGCCAGCAGCCGAGCCGCTGCGTGTCAACATAGACGTGCACGGTGCCGCCGATGCGCAGGGCGAGCCGCTCGCGAGGTGCGCGGCGCTCATCGACGGTCATGACGCCGACTGCTAGCCCCACACAATACCCGTGAGAGCTGATTGATTCTCGGTCACGGCATCAGCGTACCAAGTGTTAGTGGCAGTGCTCGTGCCTTTTTCGAGCCACTTATAGGCGCCGACGCCGAGGGGCGCCGTATCGTTGAGATAGGCGGTTACCTGCACGGTGCCGACAGTGGTGTTCACCGTAACATTTGCTCTAGCTCCTGTCTGAAGGCCCGTGAGGGGCGTGGAGATAGCCACGGTGGCTTTATCAGTTGCGCTAGTGCCGGTGCTACTCACGATGCCGAGTAGTGTCAGTGCAATTGCATCGGTGGCTAAGCCAGCGATGGTGTCGATCTGCGCGTTGGCACTGCCGTTAGCTTGCCGATATGTGCCGGTTGAGTAGCTCCAGTCAGAGCTTCCTGAGAGCAGGGTAACGTTGGCTTGGATGCGATTGCTAACGTTCCAGATATCTATACCCGCGGGTGCCGTGGTCATTACAGACGATCGACGTATTTGATAGGTCGTCGCGCTACGCGGTCTGACGGTGCCGAGGTAACGACGCGTCGGATCGCCGGGCTTCACCCATACGCCCGTGGTTTGCGATAAGGGTGTTACGCGCGCGTTGGCGCTTGCCCAGTTGACAACCTCGAGGATGATTGTGGTCCCGTTCCAAGCAGCATAGACATCGAACGGTAAGCCCGCTGTTCGCGTTGCAAGCGCATATGAAGGCTGTGAGGTCGGTGCTCGGAAATACCATCGAGACGCGAGTGGCTCGTAGAGAGCCATGAAAGCGCCCTTGACTGCCACGAGGTATACCGTCGAGAAGGCTCCGTCGCTTGGGATGCTGTCATCTGTAGTCGGTGAGAGCCGATAACCATTGGTGCCCGGATCAACCGGCGGCGCATAAAAGCCAGCTTGCGTGGAGGTTATGAGGGTGAGTACGTCGCCAATTCCTAGCTGGCCGCTGATATAGGTGACGCGTGAGTTGCCGGCTGACGCGAGACCCGTCGCGAGAAGACCGGCGCCACTCAACATGCGCCACGACGGACTGTCTGGGCTGTATGAGGTGTACCCCCGACCGCATACCCATGTGGCGGTACCGCCGTTGTCGAGCGGAAAGGTCGCGCTCGGGTCGCCATTGTCAACTTGACTGTATGGCCCCTGAATATGGCTCGGCACCGTGGGTGTGATCGTGACCGAGTTCAATCCCTCTGCACCTACCGTTACGCCGAACTGCACGCCGCGCAGCACTTGCTCTGACCCGACTGGGGACACGAGCGTGAGGCTGGGGCTCGTGCCTGCGATCAGGTCGAGCTCGTATTGCCAACCCGGATAGATGGTCGTCGGGGGCGTCTGGTCACGCGGAAAGATCTGCATCGCGCCGGGGATCTCAACGAACAAGCCGCTCGTGACTGAACCGGGCCGAAACTCGCG